CAATCCATTCAACTTCAAGCTTTCTCCCAATGATTTTCAGAAAACTGTTATCAAAATTCGCCGCCGCTATAGCTACGGTCTGGACAGACAACAAGCCGAAAGCGTTGTTGCCGCAGTCATCTCTGAACTCTTTAACAACACCCAAAATGATATTAATGAACAGAGAAATTAATTTTTACTACTGTCACATCCTCAATGATGACGACATGCCACTAGCTATTGCAAGATTTACTGCTTACGACGATCAGGATCAAATTTGCGCAGTTTCGCAAATTACTTATGAAAATAACTCAGACTATTTTCAGTCTGAAGTTTCAATAGCTCTTAAATGCGGAGTCGATGTAAGCATCCTAGCGCCAGCTCCGCTGTCAGATTTTCAAGAGCTTCAAGAGCTGGTTAGCGCATGAAAAACGTTCAAATCTTCCGACGCAATCAAGACTGGATTGTCTTAACCGAAGATTATACAGTAACGTTCCATCAAACCCTTGCTGGAGCGATGGAGCATGCCTCCGCCCAAATCAGGACGCCAGCTCATTCTGGAACGGCTCTACAAGGCCATGAATCTTTCAACTACTGCTGACCTTCAAAGGGCTGCAATGTTTTTGGAGCGGGCACGAGAAATACGCAATGGCTGTCGCAACCAGCGCAACACTTCACGCTCCAATCAGCGCACAGCCTGGAAAAAGCGTGTCGATGACTCCGTTACATGGTAACGTTTGCCTAGCACATTATTGAGCAATGGCGACTAAACATGGCAACCGCGTCTATATCCAAGTTTTGCTAGAACCCTATCGGGGTGAGCTGTTCTTGCTAGAAGCTGAAAAGCAAAACCTCAAACCTTCTGCTCTCCTCAGACAATTAGCTTATGACTATGTTGCGGAAAACGTCGATGAAGAAGCCTACTGTGATGCCATTATCAAAGACAAGCAAAAATGGCAGGAAGCTGTAGACGCAAGGCTTTTGGGACGTGCTCAGTCCCGCGCAGCAGTTATTGAATCGTCAAATGAAGCGATATGAAGAACTGCTTGTTTTAGTAACTTAGACTGATGCCAACTTTGCCTCGCCAGTGCTACACACAACTGAGATAAGACTTTTATATCACTGCAACTTTCAATTTCACGCACTGACCGTTCCAAACCTAATTCCTCTTCAAGGGTTTGCTCCACGATCATCCAGTCGGCCCAGCCCATTGGATTCCTGCAAAGTACACTTCTCCGCATGATAAGCACCGTTTTCGTGCATGTGAACCACGTCATGAATCCATGGCACCATCCACTCATGCACAGGAAAACAATTATCCCAATTTGTCGGGTGAGCGCAAGTGATCACAACTGTCGTAAAGAAGCTGTGTATAAATGCCCATAGCCAATAAAGATCACTCATTGTCTACCAGAATTACCCACCCAGTGCCCATGCCTTCAGCTTCCCAGCGTGGCTTAAGCTCACGTTGAGGCACTCGGACATTGCGTCCTAGGTGCGGATTCTTATGGCCCCCTTTGATCATGTCTGGTTCGCCTCTAGGGTCTTGCATAATCCAACCAGGGTCAGCACTATTCTTGCCATAATATCCATTGATGACGCTCCAATGACCGCAACCCATGCCACCACACATTGGAGGATGACCAAGACTTAAATCGCCGTGGTGATACCAGCCAACCATTACAGGTCTGCCAGCCTCTAGCTCCAGTTCCACTAGGTCGGCATCGCCATCATCTCGAAACTGAACATTTAAACCTAAACTTTCTAACGTTTCAATCTGCGCGTGAACAGATGTCGTGTCACCGAATTTGGCGCGGACTTGATTATACTCATCATCTGTTTTGACCTTTTTGTAAAAAGCTGCCACCATCGCAGCTGCTGAGCTGAAACACTCTCGATAGCCAGTTCCTGTGACGTTATCGTGCTGGGTAAAGTATGGCATGAAAATCTCTTGATCGTATCCAGATGCCTTCCATGATTCAAACCAATCGGCATCCGTTTCAAGTAATTTCGGGTCAATGGATTCTTCAAGCTCCTTAATAGCGGCAAGTTGGTGAGGGGAGTCATCTCTGAAATGTTGGAAAAACGGTAGCAATGACAGCAAGCCCACAGAAAACCAGATGCGTCGTTTCATTCTAACGAGACTTGGCAACCAGAACTTTGCCCAGCAGTGTACCCAGACGCAAACAGCAGACCAGCAAATCCGACCATTACAACCGTCCCAGCGCCTAGCAAAAACCAACCTAGTGCTAACGCCCAGTGCGGTTTCATTTGTCTACCCTGGTAGTCGGAAACAGATTCTGCCTCACGTAATCCACGACACGATCATCAATCGTGTTGTCAGTGGTCTTGGCATATGCTTCCAACATCTCGATCAGCATCTTCTTGACGCCTTCAGACTGAAGGAACCTGAACAAAATCGGCTTGATCAGTAGCAGCATGAATCCAATTCAGCGTTACCCTTTAAGCGTAGCTGTCCTGCGCAATGGCTAACCACAACGAAGAGAATCCAGGCTGGATCTCAGATTTCATCCGTTTGATCGTCTTGGCGTGGTCACTTGCCTGCCTGTCACTGTCCTATCTCGGGCAGGTCAAAGCCATGGATCCGACTTTTGCCGCCTCGATGCTGACAGCTGTTCTCAGTTCCTATGGCGTCAGCGTTGGCAAGAACGGCAAAAACAAAGAAGAACCTAAACTAGAGTCAAGCACTGCCCCCGTCATCAAAAAATGAAGCGCTTCCTCTTGGTATTCGGGCTTACATTGATTGCCGCTCCAGTGCAAGCGGACATCATCAACAAAATTTCGTCGTCGATTCAACTCACTGTCGATGGAGCGGGGTCAGTTGCAACGCGAATCCCGTCTGCAATGGCAGTATCTGGCAACAACGTCACTCTGGACACTACTCCTGTGCTCGGCACACTTACTTCCGGCACTGCTCTTGGCTACACTCCTGGCGATTACAGTATCACTACTGCTGGTGACGCATTTTCATACGCAGAGTCATACACAGAAGGAGATGACGTCCCAACAATCCTCTCAACAACAGTCACCGCCGGAGTAGTGCCGAGCCTTCCTATTTTTGGCAGCACAACCACAACTTCTGGCGGGGTTAAAGGTGATCTTGCTGGAACGATTGCAACTGATGGTGCTATTGCGATTACAGCGGGTTCGGCGGGCACTACAGCAATCGGTCAAGTTATCCAAGAGCTGACAATCAAATGATGTTCAAACTGTTTATCGTATTTATCCTGCTAGATGCGACAGCTGCTGCTGCAATCCCTGTCGTTCCAAACTTCCAACAGGGTACTACTAGCAGCACAACGACAACAAAAACTAAAGTCAACGAAGTCATAAACTCTTATCAATATCGAACAGGGTACGAATACACTGCGTCGGGCACTAACGTCACCCCTGATAATGCCCTCGCTCCAATGGCATTGAAAACAACAGTACACACGATCGATGGGATTTCTAGTAGTTGGGTGGGCATTGATCCTGCTGATAAGCCAAGCTGGAGCATTGCGGAAAAAGGTGCGCCGTTTCAGTTTGTTGAAACGCTTCAAGGCCCTGGCCTTACGCAGCACACGGTCATTGTCCGTGAAACGGACATCGAACAACTGACAGAGACCACCTCCACATTTAGCCAATGAAGCGTCTCCTGGCAGCAATCTTGCTAACTGCCGCTCCAGTCAATGCACAAGTCTCAAGCACTGCGGCGCCCGTGGCAAATAGCAGTGGCAGTGTTACCAACCAGGCGGTTCAGGTGGTGCCTTCGCGCCAATACACTTGGAATTACGGATCAGGAATAAGCTGCCAAGGTGCCACACTAAATATCAATCCTTTCCTTAGTACCACCACTGGCTGGAGCACACCTACTGAAAGATACTATGACGATCCTGTTTACGACACTCGCGACTTGGAAGGCGCTTTTGATGCAGACGGCAATCCTATCCCTGATGGTGTGCCTGATAATCCAGGCAATATCCTGTTCCATCAACCAGTGCGGACTGGGCAGAAAACCAATTTTTCGGTCAATGGTGGCATCACGGCTACGATTTCAATCCCGCTCGATCGTCATCACGTAAACCTTTGCAGGCAAGCGGCGGAAAAACAAGTAAAGCTCTTTGAGGCCCAACTGGCAGACAAGCGCTTGAACTACGAAATTGCACGCTTGAAAAATTGCGCGAAACTGCTTAAAGATGGTGTCATGTTCCACCCTGAATCGCCTTTTTCTGCGATCTGCGCAGATGTGGTTTTGACGAATCCGCCTGGTGTGTTGCCGCCCCATACTCATACAATTCCTAAGGTTTCAATGAACGACGTAGCGCAAGAATCGCCCGATTTCTATCCCGTTGAGCAAGAATCCGATCCCGCAAACTAATAGGACGCTCTCCCTTTCTTTTCAAAATCATCTTAGTCACCTTCTTTACAGTAGGCTTCACGATCTTCAGCGCCACATCACCTAACGGTCTTGACGCCACAGCAACAGTCGTGGCCATGGCTGCAATAACAGCCGTGCTGAATATGACAGGGGCTCCAGGTAAATACGCGCCGATAATCGTTGGTACGTCTAACGGTTTGAGGATTGGTTCACACGTTCCAGTCAACTCATTACGCTCATAACCAATTATGACGGCGGTTTGAGATTTGTTCCTTGCTCCTAAAGGAATTGCGTCAGGTGGCGGACACGGTAACTTCTGCTCTACCATTGAAGGCGGAGGAGTTTGAGACGCTTCTTCGTTCAGGGGTAGGACCAGAGGGCTTGACGGTCCCTCTGGTTTTTTCCCTTCACTTGGTTGCATCGTCGGTTTTGGACTTACCGGCGGTGCAATCCCAGGTGTCAAGTCCAAAGCGTCATACACTGGCAAATCTGCTGTTGGTATGTCCATCCACGTCGTTATTGGTAGCACCTTTGGCAAAACTGGATCTGGTATTGGCCTAGGTGCTGGAATCTCTGTCAAACTAATATCTTTGATAGGTCTAATCTGAGGCATGAAAACAGAGCGGTTTCAATCAGGTCAGTTGATCGTGGAACGTATCCGAAGCCGTGAAGGTCCGCCTGTAGTGTATATCGCTTTCAATGGCAAGACCGCTCGACCATTTACAGACAAAAAAGAACTCTTCAAATTTATTCGCTGCCCCAAAAGCATTCCAACAGGCGAAAAGATTCGTGATTGGATCGATAGCTTTGATCAGCCACCGGGCAATGAAATCGATG